CCAGTCGGCACGACGCTCGCGCTGATCCAAGAGGGCATGACCGTGTTCTCGTCGATCCACGCGCGTCTGCACGGCGCTATGGCCCGCACGCTGCGCATCCTGCACCGCCTCAACGCGATGTATTTGGACGACGCCGACGTGAAGCACGAGGTCGGCGAAGTGCTGGCCACGCGCGCAGACTTCGAAGGCCCGATGGACGTCGTGCCGGTGTCCGACCCCGCGATCTTCAGCGAGAGCCAACGCTTTGCGCAGGTTCAGGCGGTGTCGCAGCGCGCCGCCGCACTGCCGCAACTGTACAACCTGCGCAAGGTCGAGGAGCGTCTGCTTGAGACGCTGCGCGTACCGAACCCGAAGGAGCTGCTCGTCCCGCCGATGGAGCCGAAGCAGCAGAACGCGGTCAACGAAAACGTCGCGGCCACCATGGGCCGACCGATCGTCGCCTTCCCTGAGCAGGACCACATCGCCCACCTCAAGACGCACCTTGCGTACATGCTCAACCCAACACTCGGCGGAAGCCAGCTCATCGCGCCGACGTATCTGCCAATCATTCTGGGTCACATCAAAGAGCACCTTGCGTTATGGTATGCGTCAACCGTGCTTGAGTTGGCCGAAGACACGTCGGGCATCGACATCAGCGAGGACATGAAGAACCTCAAGGACGACGAGGCACGCCGTGCGTTCGACCGCATGCTGGCCGAGGCGTCTCAGACTGTGGTCACCGACGCGACTGAGGTGTTCGCATCGCTGCCGCCTGTCATTGCGCAGGCCATGCAGATGATGCAGCAACTCGCACCGCAGCCGCCGCAAGATCCGCGCACCGCCATCGAGGGCCAGAAGCTACAGGCACAGCAGCAGCGCGATCAGGCGCAGATGCAGCTCGACGGTCAGAAGATGCAGATGCAAATGCAGAAAGACCAGACGGCCATGCAGATCGAGGGCCAGAAGATGCAGGCCGAGGCAATGCAGAGCCAAGCCGAGATGCAGCTTCAGGCGCAGAAGCTCCAGATCGAGCAGCAGCTTGAGCAGATGAAGCAGGACCGCGAGGACGCCCGCAAGTCAGCCGAGCTCAACGCCCGCATGACCATGAACCAGCAAGACAACCAAACGGCCATGCAGCTTGCGCAGGCCGAGATCATGTCTGGCGAACGCATCGCAGTGTCAACCGGCACTGGGATAAACCCGAACCCATAAGGAAAACCATATGGCCGACAATGCAAAGAGCGCGACACCGAAGGGCAAAACCCCGAAGGCGAGCGACAAGACCATGCCCATGCACAAGAAAATGGCACAAGGCATCATGCCTCATCCAGTTAAGTCACCCAAGACACCGGCATGAGAATAGAGACCCTCCTCCAACGCCTTGAGACAGAACAGGCAGCAATGGCTGTTGAGGCGCTGGAGAGGCCGTCTGGCAAGACCGAGTTTGATTATGGACGCGCCGTTGGCCTGTACGCTGGGATACAGCGGGCCAAGGAAATCCTGATCAACACGGTGGCGGAAGACGACAAACGTGAATTTTAGGAGCACACATGCAGATAAATGGAAACAGCGTCGAGTTTAGTTACGACGGTCTCGACGAGGCATTCCCACCCTGTGACGCAGGCGTGAAGCCATTCGGCTCGCGCGTCCTGTGCCAGATACGGACGCCCAAAACAAAGACGAAGGGTGGCATCATCCTGACAGGCGACGTCCGCGAGACGGAGCACTACAACACGCAGGTCGCCAAGGTCATCGACATCGGCAGCCTCGCGTTCAAGAACCGCAACACAATGGAACACTGGCCCGAAGGGTCGTGGTGCGAAGTCGGAGACTTCGTCCGCGTGCCCCGCTACGGCGGTGACCGTTGGTCGGTAAAGACCGACGATGGAGAAGAGGCCATCGTCGTAATCTTCAACGATCTTGATTTGGTGGGTAAGGTCACTGGTGACCCGCTTGCCGTCAAGGCATTCCTCTAGGAGCATGTAAATGGCTGACAACCAACTGACAGAAAATGACGAAGACGATATCGTAATCATCGAAGGCGAAGAACCCGTACAGGAACCTGTACAGGAAGAAGCTGACACCGATGACAGCGATGACGATGATGACGACGATGATGGTGACGAGCGTCTTGGCGACAGCGAAGACGACAGTGACGAAGAGATCGCCCGCAAGAGCCGTAGCAACGTCAAGCGCCAGAAGCAGCGTGAGCGGCGGCTACGCGCCAAGGAGCACGCCGATCGCGAGCTTGCCGAGTTGCGTGAGCAGAACGATGCGCTGTTGCGCCGCGTCTCTGCCATCGAGGGCAACACGCTTGCCAGCAACGTAAGCGCCATCGACCAACGCATCGCGCAGGCTCAGGCCGACGTGAAGCAGGCCGAGGCCATCATCGCACGCGCAGTCGAGGCCGGTAACGGTGACGACGTGGCAACGGCGATGCGTCTGCGTGACGAAGCGCAGTACGAGGCGCAGCAACTGTGGCAGCAGAAGCAGCAAGTGGAGCAGGTCCGCCAGCAACACGCCAACCCCGGCCCTGACCCGCGCGTGGTAAATTACGCAAAGGAATGGATGAACGCGAACCCATGGTACGACCCTAGTGGCCGTGACGAGGACAGCGCCATCACGAAGGTCATCGACAACCAGCTCGCCGCCGAGGGGTACAACCCCAAGGACGCCGACTACTGGCACGAGCTGACCCGCCGCGTGGCCGCGCGCATTGGCGACGACGAGGCGGAAACCCGCCAAAGTCCTAGCAAACGCAAGGCACCCCCGACCGGAACGACGCGTGAGCACGCGCCCGTTTCGACTAAGAAAGAAATATACGTGACACCCGAACGGAAGCAAGCTATGATAGACGCAGGTATTTGGGATGACGTTCCGCGTCGTAACCAAATGCTCAAGGCTTATCAGGCTTACGACAAAAGTTCGGCTCGCTGAAAACTGGAGTGAGACAACATGACAAATAGTACTGATGAGCGTTTGAAGAAGGAACTCGGTGTTGGACGGCAGTCCCGCGAAATGGAAGACCGACAGGTCACCGAAAATCGCGAAGTGACTGATGACGACCGGCTCGAGATGTTCCGGGCGCAGTTATTTAATGACGCACTACCTGATTTACCGAATATACCGGGATATCACATGTGCTGGCTCACGACGACGAACCCTCGTGACCCTATCCACCGTCGCATTCAGCTCGGATACGAGCCGATAAAAGCGTCGGAGGTGCCGGGCATGGAGTTCGCCTCAATCAAGACAGGCGAATGGTCTGGAATGATTGGTGTCAACGAGATGATCGCGTTTAAGCTGCCCGAAGCCTTGTATCAAAGGTTTATGCAGGAAGCTCACCACGATGCTCCGTTACGTGAGGAGAACAAGCTGGCCGAAACCGCAGAGATCATGCGGCAACAGGCAGAAGGTTCAGGCAGCACGTTGTTCGAAGGTGACGGTTTGATGGAAATGCGTGAGCATAACCCGCGCATTGGTCTTTTCGACTGATGACGGTTTCATCCATTTAACAAGAGGATTAAGGCTATGTCTTCGGTATCACAACCGTTCGGCCTACGTCCTGTCTATTCACCAAGCGGTGTGGTTCGTCCTACCGCCTTCACGATCCAGACAGGCTACGCCGTTAACATACTACAGAACCAACCCGTCCGCATCGCGCCAGCAACATCTGGTGGCGAAACGGAAGGCACACTCGTGGCTGCCGCTGTCGGTGCCGCTTTCATCGGCACCTTCCAAGGCGTTGAGTTCACGGACAGTGACGGTCGCCGTCGCGTGTCCAACAAGTGGACTGCATCGCTCGCAGCGACTGACATCGTTGCTTACGCTACGCTCGACCCAACCATCGTCTATGAAATCCAGAGCGACGCTGCTCTGAACGTAGCCGACATTGGTAAGCAGTATGACACCACCACCATCGGTACTGGCTCGACTGTAGTCGGCATCAGCCAGATGATGTTGGGCGTTTCAACTGCTGCTGCGAACGCTCAAATGCGCCTCATCGGGATCACTCCCGGTCCCGACAACAACTGGGGTGACACGTATGTCATCGCTCAGGTCCAAATCAGCGAACATCAAAACGTCGCCGATAAGGCCGCGTACTAAGGAGGGCTTGAACAATGGCTACCCCAATGAGAAGTACAGACTTCCGCTCGATCGTTGAACCGATCCTAAACGAAGAGTTCAACGGAATTTACGATCAACGCGCTGATGAGTGGGCGCAGGTCTTCAAAGAGTTTAAGGGCATTCCCCGTAACTACCACGAAGAGCCTGTCCTGTTCGGCTTTGGTGCCGCGCCAGAATTGCCAGACGGCATGCCTGTCACGTATCAATCCGGCGGCGTGCTGTTCATCCAGCGCTACGTGTACCGCGTCTACGGCCTTGCCTTTGCATTGACAAAGGTTCTGGTGGAAGATGGCGATCACATCCGTATCGGTCAGACCTATGCTCGTCACCTTGCACAGTCGCTGATCGAAACCAAGGAAACCCTTGGTGCCAACATCCTGAACCGTGCCTTCAACAGCGCGTATGCAGGCGGCGACGGCGTATCGTTGGTCAACACGTCTCACCCGATCGCAACTGGTACGTTCTCGAACCAGCTTACGACCGCAGCCAACTTGTCGCAGACCTCGCTTGAGCAGATCCTCATCCAGATCCGCAACGCAGTAGACAACAACGGCAAGCGCATCCGCTTGACACCTAAGAAGATCGTTTCCGGTCCTTCGAACGTGTTCCAAGCTGAAGTATTGCTGAAGTCCGCACTGCGTGCAGGCACCGCGAACAACGACGTGAACCCTGTGAATTCTATGGGTTTATTGGCGGAAGGACAAGCCAACCTGTCGCGTATCACCTCGACCACTGCATGGTGGGTACAGACTGATGCGCCAGAAGGTTTGAAGCTCGCTATGCGTCGTGGTCTTGAGAAGAGCATGGAAGGTGACTTCGAAACCGACAGCATGCGCTACAAGGCTACCGAGCGTTATGCGTTCGGTTGGACCGATCCACGCGGCGTATACGGTACGGCTGGCATCTAATTGGGTTGGGGGACTTCGGTCCCCCTCCCTTCTCTAAAGGAGAAACTAAATGTCACAAACTACTTGGAGCGGCCCACTTGCCTCCGGCGACATTAACGCCGGTAAAGCAGGCGGCCCAAACATCGGTCTCGCGGTTCTTTCGCAGACCGTGTTGATCAACTTCGACGCCACACTCGTGCAAAACGGCACAGTCTACTTGCCTTTCGGTTCGCAGATTGTGAACATCATCGTTGACGTGCTCACGCAGTACGACAGTGCCACCTCGGCAACTGTCTCTGTCGGTACGGCATCGGGTGCGACCACCTACGCAAGCGGCGTCAATGCCAAAACTGGTGTCCGCGTTCTGCCTACGTTCACTGCGGCACAGCTTGCTGCAATGGACAACATCGGAACAAACGGAACTGTCGTTGCGACAGTGACGTCCGTTGGCCAGCCTACGGTTGGACAAGTCCGCGTCACGTACCAGTACGTGCAAACAACGGCTAATGACTAAGCGTTAGTCTTATGTTATAAGAGGGGGTCGCCTTCGGGTGGCCCCTGATTATTGAGGAATACACAGATGGCAGATGCAGTAGCAACACAAACCCTGTTCGATGGCGAGCGTATGGCCATTATGAAATTTACGAACATCTCCGACGGCACCGGCGAGACCAAGGTGACCAAGGTTGATGTTTCGACGCTCAACCCTAGCTCTTTCAGCAAGGCTTGCGACGGCGTTACTATCGTTAAGATGCACGTCTTTACGCACGGCCTAATTGTTGACATGTTCTGGGACGCCACCACGGACGTGCTTATCACGTCAATCCCGCAGAACACCATGTACTCGATGGACCTGACGGAGTTCGGCGGTCTGTGGAACAACGCAGGCGCAGGTAAGAATGGCGACATCCAATTCTCTACTCACGACGCCAGCGCCGGTGACAGGTACACTATCATCCTTGAGATGGTTAAGTCCTACGCAGATTGATGATGGACAACGCCTTCGACCTCCGACAGTTTAAGGCCAAGAGCCACATCGACGACGCGCTGGGCGTGAACAAGCGCGGGCAGCAGCCCATGCAGCAACCAATGCAGCAAGGACAACCGCCCCGCGCCAACGCGAACTTAACACCGAACGGCATGCAGGTCGGCGCTCAGATGCCCATGCGCAACGGCCAGTTCGACATTGGCGCTCAGATGCGCGTCGACCCCAAAGGCGTCGCGCTCCAGCAGCTTCAGGCGCAGTACAGCAATCCAAAGTTCTCTGCGGGCGTGGGCTACAATCCGCAGCAACGCGGCGTCAACGCCAACTTGCGCATGCCCTTTGCCAAGGGCGGTCTCGCTATGGCCGAGGGCGGCGGCGCATGGACCCGCAAGGAGGGGCAGAACCCCGAAGGCGGCCTCAATGCCAAGGGCCGCGCATCGCTGCGCGCTCAGGGCAAGGACATCAAGCCTCCTGTCAGCGCGAAGCAGGCAAAGAAATCACCAAAGGCAGCCGCGCGTCGCAAGTCATTCTGCGCACGCATGTCTGGCATGCCGGGGCCGATGAAGGACGACAAGGGTCGCCCGACACGCAAGGCACTTTCACTCCGTAAATGGGATTGCTGATATGAGCGACTTTGCAGTAAAACCTGTCTGGGACAAGAAGCGCCCGAAGGATCTCGGCAAGCCGAAAGACTTGTCGGTCAAGCGCAAGAAAGCGGCTAAGGCTCGCGCCAAGGCGGCAGGACGACCCTATCCAAATCTCGTTGATAATATGGCCGCGGCCCGCAAGAAAGGTAAGTGACATGAAAGGTTTCAAAGACAGCACTCGGACGCAGTACATGCCAGAAGGTGGCACGTTCAACGAACGCGGCAAGCGCGCAACGATGGCCGAGATTGCGGCGGAAGATCGTCGCATATCTGGCCGCAAGGCACCCGTCGAAGGCATCTCAACACGCCCGACCGACGCCTCTGGCCGCCGCGCAACTGACGCAGATCTTGGCGTAGGTCGCCCCGCAGTTAAGAAGCCAATGCCAAAGGCTCCTGCCAGTGGCATAGGCGGCGGTGCTTTGGCTGGCGCTGCTGCTGGCGCTTTGGCTGGTGCCGCAGCCCGCGCGGCTGCTAAGGCTGGCGCTCGTGGAATGGGCGCTATGTCCGACCGCGAAGCGCAGATGATGAAAGCTGCGGCAGCAAAGAAAGGCGTTCCAGCACACAGCAGCAAGCCTATGATCCGCCGCAGCAAGGGCGGTCTGACCGCAATGCCAAAGGGTAAGTGCTAATATAAATGAACTGCTCGCCTTGCTGGCGGGCAGTTTTTGCGCTATACCACCCACGCTAGAGGTGCTTGCTGTCATCGGCTTGCTGCTGCGATAACAATGCGAGCACATCCTTATGGCGTTTTCAGACACAGTTTCACAGACTAATTTTAACACACGGCGCGTCATCGACAACGCGATCCGTCGCTGTAAACTGACGGCGCAACAGATCACCGCCGAACACATCGACATAGCCAACGACCAGCTATACCTGTTCCTCTCCGACTTGGCCAACCAAGGCGCGCCGCTCTGGTGCATTGAGAAGCAGATCTATCCGCTGTACGACGGCGTGGGCGACATCACGATGCTCGACGGCACCGTCGACATCCTGAACAGCAACTTTCGCTGGCTCCAGCAGGTGACCGGCATCAATTACACAACGTCAACGGCCCGCGAAGTGGACTTCACCGACGACGTATTCGTCTCCAACACCGGCATCCTTTGGTCCGCTCCCGCCGTGCCTATCGTATTTGAGCGTTCAGACGATAACGTGACGTGGGTCACGATCCAATCTGAGACGCCAACCGCGACCGCAGGCCAGTGGACTTGGTACGATCTGGAAAGCAGCGTGGCGTCTCGGTATTTCCGCATCCGCGCGACGTCAGGCACGCTCGGCTTCAGCCAAATCTATCTGGCAAACACGCCGACCGAGATCCCGTTGGCGCGCATGAACCGCGACGACTACACAAACTTGCCAAATAAGGCGTTTCAGTCGAACCGCCCGCTGCAATTTTGGTTCGATCGTCAGGTCAACAACCCAATTATGCACATGTGGCCGGTGCCAAATCTGGCCGCGACCGTCTGCCAGATCGTCGTGTGGCGCCAGCGCTACATTATGGACGTCGGCACCATGACGCAGGACGTTGAAGTGCCTCAGCGCTGGCTTGAGGCCATCGTTTCGGGTCTGGCGGCCAAAATGGCGCTTGAATTGGTCGAAGTTGACGTCAATTTGATCCCGATTTTGGACCAAAAGGCGGCGATTTCACTGAATATCGCGCAAATGGAAGAGCGCGACAACAGTCCGATGATGATCGCCCCCAATATTTCACCGTACACGAGGTAAAATCATGGCTGTTGAGGGCTACATCAACACCATCGGGCGAAATCACCTCGGCATCGGCATTTGTGACCGCTGCAAGCGTAAATTTCCTATTGATGACCTGTACAGCGACCGGAATATTCCGACGCTAAAGGTCTGCATCGACGACGTGGACGATTACGACCCGTGGCGCGAGCCCGCGCGGCAGCCAGAGGACATCACCCTGCGCTTTCCGCGCCCAGACGTGGCGTTGGACGGCTGATGCCCCGCTATCTCAACACACGCGGCAATACGACGCTGGCGATCGGCATATGTGGGCGCTGCTCCATCAAGATGCCGCTGGCTGACTTGATGCCCGACCCAAATTACCCCGGCTTGCTGGTCTGCGAGAGGGATCGCGACCAATACGATCCGTATCGCCTTCCCGCTCGCCAGCCGGATAATATTCTGCTACCATTCTTGCGTCCCGATGTGCCTCTCGCTACAAATCCGGCGGGCGTTATCGCGCAAAACAGCGAGCAGTTCCTCATCACTGAGGACAGCGATGATTATCTAATCTTTTTCGAGGATGACGAGTTTTGAGCAACGTCCCTACAAATCTCATCCCTACCCGCATTACCGGCCTCCCTGAATATCAGGGAACGAGCACACTCGGCTACATGCCGTACATCATCGACGGACGCACCTTCAAGGTCCAGTTCGCCAACATCGCTGCCGTCGGCGCGGTGCCGTCCTCGCGTGAAATCAACTCCGGCAGCGGTCTGGGCGGCGGCGGAGACCTGTCAGCCAACCGCACGCTCTACATCTTGCCATCAGGTGTTGACGACAGCATGCTGACCACCACGGGTGTCACGGCTGGCAATTACGGTGCCGCCGACAGCGTGCCAGTCCTCACGGTCAACGCGCAGGGCCGCGTCACGGGTGCGACCTCGGCACCTATCGTGCTTGCAAATTACGTCCCCACCAGCCGCACAATCACGGCTGGCGCGGGGTTAACGGGCGGCGGAGATCTTTCCGCCAACCGTTCCTTCGCTGTAATCTTTTCATCTACAACGCCTGAGCCTCTCGGTCCCGGATCACCCGGTGTCTCGACTGTTGCCGCGCGTGGAGATCACGTCCACCCTGCGGTGGACCTGAGCGACACCACGGAAACGCAAGGCGTGCTCCCCTTGTCCCGTGGCGGCACCGGCAACAGTCTGTCTCCTGTTGTCGGTGCCATCGCATATTCCAGCAATGACGCGCTGTATTTAACGCCTACGGCTGGCACCGCAGGTCAGGTGTTGGTCTCTGGCGGTGGCGTGGCTCCGCCGTTCTGGCAGACGATCACAGGCACAGGTACGGTCACTTCGGTGTCTGTTACCACCGCCAACGGCTTTGCCGGAACGGTTGCTAACGCAAGCACGGTGCCCGCGATTACGCTTTCGACGACCGTGAGCGGCTTGCTTAAAGGCAACGGCACCGAGATACTTCCGGCCACCGCAGGCATTGATTACGTCGCGCCGGGCGCATACACCGCCAGCGGCCTCACATTGGCCTCTGCGCGGCTTCTAGGCCGCACTACGGCATCAGTCGGCGCTGCGGAGGAAATCTCCGTCGGCAATGGTCTGACGCTCGCCAGCGGCTCTCTGGTTAACGCTGCGCCCGATCAGGTCGTGGCGCTGACAGGCGGCACCGCGATCTCGGTCACCGGCAGCTACCCGTCGTTCACGGTCACCAACACCGCGCCAGATCAGGTCGTATCCCTAACAGGCGCAGGCACGACGACCGTCACTGGCACGTACCCTAGCTTCACAATCACATCGAACGACAGCACCGCAGGCACCGTGACCAGCGTCAATGCCAGCGGCGGCACAACGGGCATGTCGTTTACCGGCGGCCCAATTACGTCGGCGGGCACACTGACCCTCAACGGCACGCTTGCCGTCGCCAATGGCGGTACTGGCGCAACGGACGCAGTCGCTGCTCTAACGAACTTAGGTGCGTACCCCGCAAGCAACCCTTCGGGCTTCACATCTAACGTAGGTACGGTGACGTCAGTCTCAGGCACCGGCACCGTCAGCGGCCTGAGCCTGAGCGGCACAGTGACGTCCGCAGGTTCGCTGACACTTGGTGGGACGCTTGCCGTCCTGCCGTCCAACTTCGCGTCGCAGACGGCCAACACGGTCCTTGCGGCACCGAACGGCTCGGCAGGCACGCCGACGTTCCGCGCTATCGTCGCGGCGGACATCCCGACGCTCAACCAGAATACAACGGGCACGGCCTCAAACGTCACGGGCATCGTCGCCATCGCCAATGGCGGCACAGGCGCGAGCGTGGCGGCTACGGCGCGCACGAACCTCAGTGCGGCGGCCTCTGGTGCCAATACCGACATCACGTCGATTGCGCTCACCACAGGCACGATCAGCACGTCGCCAGTCAACGGCACCGACATCGTCAACAAGGCGTATGCCGACAGTATCGCGTCAGGCATCAACTTCCATCAGTCCGTGCGCTTGGCAACGGCTGCGGCGTTGCCTGCCAACACGTACAACAACGGCACTTCTGGCGTCGGCGCGACGCTCACGGCCAATGCCAACGGCGCACTCTCGGTCGACGGCGTGGCCGTGGTTGCGGGCAACCGCATCTTGGTCAAGGACGAGGCGGCGGGGGCCAATAACGGCGTCTACGTTGTTACGCAGGTCGGCAGCGGCTCGACGCCGTACATCCTGACACGCGCCACAGACTTCGACAGCGCAGGCACTGGCGTTGACCAGATCGACGCGGGCGACTTCTTCCTTGTCACGGCGGGATCGACGCTGTCCAACACGTCGTGGGTGCAGCAGACGCCGCTGCCGATCACTGTCGGCACAACGCCGATTACGTTTACGCAGTTCGCCGCGCCGGTCCTGTACTCGGCGGGCACTGGCCTCACGCTGACCGGTACGGTCTTCAGCATCACGAACACAGGCGTAAGCGCATCGACCTACGGCAGCGCGTCCTCCGTGCCCGTCATCGCGGTCAACGCGCAGGGTCAGATTACGTCTGCGTCGTCGTCTGCAATCGCTATCGCCGCGTCGCAGATCACGTCTGGCGCACTCGCCATCGCTAATGGCGGTACTGGCGCGACGAGCGCGGCGACGGCCCTGACGAACCTTGGAGCGTACCCCGCGAGCAACCCGTCTGGTTTTACCTCGAACACCGGCACCGTCACCAGCGTCAACCTGACTGCGGGAACGGGCGTCAGCGTCTCTGGCGGCCCTATCACGTCCTCTGGCTCTATCACCGTCACCAACACGGCTCCCGATCAGGTTGTGTCGCTGACAGGGTCTGGCGCTACGACCGTGACAGGCACGTACCCGAACTTCACTATCTCCTCACCCACGAGCGGCGCGGGCACCGTGACGAGCATCAACGTCAGCGGCGGCACCACCGGCCTGACGACGTCTGGCGGTCCGGTCACCAGCAGCGGGACGATCACACTCGCAGGCACGCTGAACGTCGCCAACGGCGGCACAGGCGCAACGACCCTGTCGTCGGGCTACGTCCTCAAGGGTAACGGCACGTCGGCTGTAAGCGCGTCGGTGATCTACGACGATGGGACGAATGTCGGGGTGGGAACGACTTCAGTCAGTGCTACCTACGGAAAACTTACAGTTGCGGGTGGTATACGGACTACAGACGACACAAGCTCAAAGCTGGAACTTGGCCGCTATAGTGCTGGCGCTCCGAACAGCTACATCAAACTTGGCCCAAATAGCGGTGCGTTGAGGGTTACAAACTCCGACGACACCGTAGATATACTAACGCTGACAAATGCTGGCAGTCTTTCAGCCGTTGCTGATATGCGTGCGCCTATCTTTTACGATAGCAACGACACCGCGTATTACGCAGACTTTGCAGGCTCAACGGCTATTTTTAGCAATGGCGTAATTGTGGCTGGCACGCAGGGTTTCCAGAGCAGGATTGTTACGGTTGGCGACCGCAACCGTATTTGGAGCTTTAACAGCGCCGATGGTTTCGGGCTAAGTTACTTCCAAGGCACCGCTGGTACCGGCGGCGCAAGCACAATCGGTTTGCATTTCGGGACAGCAACTGCCGCCGCATCTACCCTTCAAGTTGTAGCAAACTCATATACGTTGTCGCTTGGCTCTATGCGTGCCCCGATCTTCTACGACAGCGACAACACTGCGTATTACGGTGACTTCGCTTCTACTTCCTCTTTGAACTCGCTTATTGTCGGGACTAACGGAAGCGGTTTGGCTTATGACGCTGCGGCTACTGGGAAGCTGTATTTTGGTTCGGCGGGCGGCGATGCCTCAACAAATTACCACATCACCACCAACATGGAGAATGTTGGGGGTAACTACTCTAAGCTCGACTTTAAGTGGTATACGGGCCAGCGTTTTTACGCCCACTATGCCTATGGCGGCTTCCGCTTTAAGGAAATTACCACTGGTAATACGCTGTTTTCGGTAGGTGAAGGCGACTTGCGCGTCCGTGTTTACGACAGCATTTCCGCACCAATCTACTACGACAGCGCCAACACTGCTTATTATGTTGACCCCGCTGGCTCCAGCGTGCTTGGGATCATCACGGCACAATCCTCTAATGACGCGCAGCTATACCTGAACGGCAACGGCACTTCGTGGGCTGGTATCCAGTGGACGGATGTCAGTGGCAGCGACAACATGTGGTACAACGGTTCAACATCTACGTTTGCCATTGGCGGCGGTGGGTCGGTTGTTGCTAATAAAAAGCTCCACATCAACGGTGGGACAACCATCGGAAGCGGGCTTGCCGCAACGGCGGTAGCGACCAACGGGCTGCTGATTGAAGGTGCGCTAAACGCGGGTAACGGCAACCTCACACCCGCAGGAACAACCTTTAGCAACGTCATTACTGGTCGCGGCACAAATCGTGTCGTGGCCTTCGACGGCAATGGCACCGTGCCGTCTGTCTGGTGGACCAACGGTGGCACTGCCATCGGCGCTATCGACGCCATTTCTGGCGGCGGTCTTGCTCACTGGGCGAACAACGGCAGTAGCTGGCAACAGCAGATGGCGGTTAACTATGGCAACGTCACCATAAATACCGATATCCGCTCGCCGATATACTACGACAGCAACAACACTACGTATTATGTCGATCCCGCATCTGGTTCAAATCTAGTAGGGCAAGTCCAGATTAACGGCGGGACTACAATGTCTGGCGGTTGGAACAGGGCGCTATACCTTGCATCCCAATTCCCTGTCATTGTGATGAACTCAGGAAGCGTCAAATACTCCGCTATCGGCGTTGATTACACCGAAGCTCAGAGCGGCATGGTGTTTTGGGTTAACGGCAACAGCGCCGACATAACCAACGGCTCTGCGACAATAGCGCTGCGGATAAACACTGGAAACTTCATCGTAGCCAATGACGTCCGTGCGACTATCTTCTACGACAGCAACAACAGCGCGTTCTTCCTAGACCCAAGCAGCACATCCGTTTTGAACGTCATGCGGGCGAATAGGGTTCAGTTTTCTAGCGGTGTTAACGCCGTCACGCTGGACAATGGTAGCTACCAAATACTTTACGATCCGGCGGGAAATGCCGCCCTCTACCTCGGCGGCGCGGACCCAGCCAACTATTACGACAACAGCACGCACTACTTCCGCACCCGTGGCGGTAGCAATATGGCGGTCATGAATAGCAACGGTATTCAGGCCCCTATCTTCTACGACTTAGCTAACACTGGGTATTACGGCGACTTTGCCGGTACTTCTAACCTTTTTAATCTTACCATCAGCGGCGGGGGTAACAAGTACCTCCAAATCCAATCGACCGACGGCGGCGAAGCTATGGTGCGTTATCTCGGCGCTACTGGCCCCTCTTGGTATGTCGGTAAGCGAACGACATCGCAACTTGTTGATACTGCGTCCTTCCATTTTTACTCCGAGAGCGCGGGGGCTACGGTTGGCGGTATTGATGTATCCGGCAATATGTTTGCTTCTACCTCTTTCCGTGCGCCCATTTTCTACGACAGCAATAACACCGCGTATTACGTTGACCCCGCTTCAACGTCCGTACTAAACCAAATCCAATTTCCCCCAAATACGGCGCAGATTTCTGGCAACGACACGTCTAGCTACGGCTCTATAGCTATTCGTGGCGCTAGGAACGGCTGGTACGGTATACACATCCAAGGCGGTGGAAACGCACCGCACTTAATGTTTGACGGCTCAGCTAATGGCGGTATTTACTTTGAAGGTGGAGGACGTTGGGCGTCTTATTATAGTTATGCTGCTAACTGCTGGGGCTTTGGTACATCGGCTACTTCAAGTGCATATAATATCTATTGCCCTACCGGCGTGTACTCAGGCGGTCGTGTTGACGGCACTATCTTCTACGATAGCAACAACAGTGCTTATTACGCCGATCCGAGCGGCACATCAGCGTTATCTACCGTTACGTTTGGGTCATCCCCCAATGGCGGTGGTGGCGGAGGTCGGATTACCCCGTCTACTGGTTCGCCCTATTCAATCCGGCAAGAGTTCGGTTCAGACAACAGCGGTTGGCGTTATGGCATCGCTAAGAACGTCAGTGGCACAGTCACCATTATGTTCTACGTTCAGGACAATGGTGACTGCGTTGCAACCGGCAACGTCACTGCATATTCCGACGTCCGTCTTAAGGCCAACATCGAGACAATCCCAAGCGCGCTGGACAAACTCGACCAGATACGCGGCGTCACATACACCCGCACGGACATGGACGACAAAGAGCGTCGGTATGCTGGTGTCATCGCGCAGGAAATCGAAGCGGTTCTGCCAGAGGCAGTTGGCGGTGATGAAGACATCAAGACCGTTGATTACAACGCGACTATCGCGCTGCTAATTCAGGCTGTAAAAGAACTCACAGATAAGGTAAAAGCGTTAGAAGCAAAGGAATAGTAATATGGCACTTACGTACACTTGGGCGGTAACGTCCCTGAAGAAAACCACAGACGGCAGCGTAGACAACTTTGTCGTTCAATCCACATGGACCTGCACTGGCACGGACGAAGACGGCGACAGCGGTACCTTTAATGGTGCAACGCCATTCCCGTTGGACAGCCTCGATCCTGCCACGTTCATTCCCTATGAAGACTTGACAGAAGCCGATGTCCTTGGTTGGATAGAAGCCGTTGTTGTCGGTTCTTACAAGGAGCACGTCGATGCGCAAATCAACAAGCAGATTGCGCTAATCAAAGACCCAGTAGTGGACGTCCCCGAAGGCGATTTCCCTTGGGAAGAACCAACCCCGACACCAACACCACCACCAGCTAGTTAAATCAAAGGAGACAGACTATGAATAAAGAACTAGACCACCTCGACGTAGACAATCAGGCTGCGCCACAGGAGCCAGTTGTAAAGTTGGAACTGGCCGTCAACGACATAAACCTCGTCCTCGCCGCATTGCAGGAGCTGCCACACAAGATAGCCGACCCGATGCTGCGCAAGATCATGGAGCAGGCAAACGCCCAGCTCGCTCCGAACGGCGCGTAACATGATCGAGGAACTCATCAGCCGCGTGTTCTACGCACGCAACGTGGCGCACTTTGAGCACTGGCGCGCCAAGGGTGATGGTAGTTTCGCAAAGCATATGGCACTGGGCGGCTTCTACGACGACGTAATCGACGCAATCGACCGTCTCGTAGAAGCCTACCAAGGCGCGTTCAGCATCATCGGGAACATACCCGCTCCCGATGTGTCTGAACGCGACGTGCTAAAGCTGCTTGAGGCCGACGCGGCATGGATTGAAGAGCATCACGAAGACATCTGTCAGGGCAACCGCGCAGTGGCTAATTTAATTGACGGTGTCACAGAAGTGTATCTGTCGGCGGTGTATAAGCTACGGAACTTGAAATGAACTTCGACGTCAACACCATAGTCACTGTGCTGGCCTTCATCGGAGGCTTGATAACAGTCTGGGTCAATCTCAACAGCCGTCTGACGCTGCTTGAGGCGCGTCTTGGCTTTGGTGACGAGAAGTTCAACGCCATCGACAAGAAGTTCGACGAGGTGATGATGCACCTCCGCCGGATTGAGGACAAACTGGATAATAAGGCGGATCGATGATGAAACGGTTTCTGTTTGGTTTTGTGGCCGCCACTAGCGCGGCTTCTCTCGTGTTCGCGCAGACCGCGCCGGTATCGGTGGCTCCGACGGAGTATATCTACAACACGACCACCAATAGCACGTCGAACAACACCAACACGTCCACCAACACGAACAACAACAATTCCACCAGCACATCGACGAACACGAATAACAACAACAACGTATCTGCCAGCACTTCGGTAAATACCAACACCAATAACAATTTCAACACCAACGCAAGCACCAGCACGTCGGTCAACACGAACAACAACAATAACGTGAGCACGTCGGTCAACACGAACAACAATGTTTCGACGAACACGAACATCAACCAAAATACTGGCACGATGACGAACATCAACCAGAACACCAACGTCAATTCTGGCACGATGACGAACATCAACCAGAACACCAGCACGTCTGATAATACCAATCGGAACATCAACACCGACACGAGCAACAGCACGATCAACCAGAGCGTGAACAGCAGGTCCGATAACACCAACCGGAACATCAACAACGACACGTCGAACTCGACAATCAACAGCACGACGAACAACGTCAACCAGAACAACAACGTCAACGTCTCCGACAGCAAAAGCTATAGCGAGAACGTCTCTCGGCAGGTTATCGATCAGAACATCAAGTCGCCTCCGCCCAGCGCCATTGCGCCGTCCATGATGTCCTACAGCCAAGACCTCTGCACCACCGGCCAGTCTGGCGCAGTGCAGACGCAGATCATCGGCTTGTCGGCTGGACGCACTGTGCGCGACCAGAACTGCGAACGGATGAAGCTCTCGAAGACCTTGTACGACATGGGTATGCGCGTTGCCGCAGTGAGCCTCCTGTGCCAAGACACCCGTGTCTTTAAAGCGATGGAAATGGCTGGTACGCCTTGCCCGTTCATGGGTGCAATCGGTGAGGCTGCAACAGCGGCATGGGAAGAAAATGCTGACCGCCGCCCCGACGCAGACTAAACGTCTAATTTCGTTATTGGCTGCATTGCTGGTCAGCACATCTGCGGCTGCGCAGACTTACGAGCCTGCCTTAATCCCCCCGCAAATCAACGGCGCGCCTACCACAATGACGCCCCTCAATCTGGGTGACGATGGCACGCGGAACGTGTCTCTCGGCTTTGAGTTTGAATATTGGGGCCAGACGTTCACCGACGCGTGGGTGTCCTCCAACGGCTTTGTGTCGTTCCAGAGTGGCGCGCATCTGTGCTGCAATGGTCAGCCTATCGAAATGGCGCAGCGCAACACAATCTACGCCTACTGGTCAGACCTAATCAGCTATACGGGCAACCCATATTATCGCCGCGACGACGGCTCGATCCTATTCGGCTGGTATGGCGTGAACGAGTATGGCACGAACAACAGCAGCACCTTCGAGATTGGCCTCTTTGCCGACGGTAAGATACAACTGAATTTCGGCAATCTGGGCTTCTCCGGTCGGCGCGACTTTACTGCGGGTCTTACCGGCCCCACTGCGGATGATAACATCCCGCTCTTCTACGGTCGCAACGCGCAGTTCCTCCAGAACCAGTCGGGCCTCTTGTCGTGGATTGCGCCTGAGCCAGAGGTTGTGCCTGTTGACTGCAACGCAACGCCCATGGACCCCACTTGCCCACCGGCATCCGTAGCCATCGATGTCGGCGCACCTGATCCTACGGAAAGCACATCGGACACTGCCGTTGCTTCAGTCGAGCAGACGCCGCAGGAAGAAGTGCAGATGGAAGATGTGGCCGAGCAGGAGATTGAAGAAGCGCAACAGGCGCTGGAAACTGCCGAAGCATCGCTCGAAGCTGACGCCGAAGCTGCCGCTGAGGAGGCTGCCGTTGAAGAGGCGGTCGAAGACGACACCGTCGAAGAACTGGTGTCGGAACAGGATTTAGAAGATATTGATGACGAGCGCCTGTCCCCTGAAGAATTGGCTGCATTGGCGGCGCAAGGCCCCGAAGATGATAAAGAAACTTTAGCCAGTGAAACCTTGGCGTCGCTGGAAGGCGCAGAGAACGCTTTGGAAAGCCAAGACGCATCGGGCGCGGAGCAAGAAGCAAATGCTACGGCGCTTGAGGAGAGCGCGCAGCAATCGGCCTTCTTCGAGGAGGCCGAACAGGCCAGCCAAGCGTCGGCCTTTGAAGGCAACGCACAATCGGTGCAGGGCTTTGCTGGCTTCCAAATGCGCGTTGATTTTGGGTCGAGTGCTTCCGTTGCAGGCGGCAGCGGTGTCGGCCTTGGTTCGTCACCGCTCGACGCCGCCATATCAGTGGGCAGCCCTGTTTCGATGGCTAATACCTTTGAAATTCTGAACAGCGTCGGCGGTCAAAGCAACGCCGCGCCCGCTGCGGCAACCGCCTCATCTGAAAAATCAGAAAACGAGATGTCAGAAGGCCAATCGGAAACCATCAATGAAATGGGGGCCGTGCCGGGCTTCGCTGCGTACACTCAGACATCCCTGCAAGATAGGGCTGACTTTTACGCAATTCGTGATATATACAGCCGACGTAGGCTGCAAGACGCAAACTTTGAATTGTATCGACTGATGCAGACGAATGATGCCCGCTGGCAGGAGATGGTAGATGAGCAGTACAGATGAGGAACCCAAGGTCGCCTTTGATGAGAGCGGCTTCAGTTTTAAGATTGGTGGCCTGAGCAGTGGCAAGATTGCCATTATCTTCGCGGCTATATCGACCATTGTCGGCGGCCTCTGGGCTGGCTTCCAAGTGTATCAGCAGTTCTTGACCATGAAGGAAGTCACAGCGGCTTATGTGCCGCCTGACCTGTCTGGCATTGAAGGACGCATTTCGGTGCTGGATGAGCGCGTCACGAGCGTCGAGCGTCTGACCAAGATTAACAGCGAAGCCCTTAATTATATGACGGGCAGCATTTCCAGCAGCGTAAGCGGGACGCGCCAAACGGTTGACGCGGTGTCGAGCAGCGTTAGAAACAGCGATGCGCAGAACATGGCGATGCAGCGCGCCGTCATAGAGCAACTGCGTCAGCAGGATCAGGAGCAGCAGCGTCGCATCAAGGAACTTGAGGCTGAGACTGCCGAACGTATTCAAAAGACGCTGGCGAACCCGCTGGCCGGAAAGGACTGATGATGGAAGATAAATTAATGGACGCGCGCATCAAGGCGCTCCTCATGGCCGCCCGCACGATGGCGTTTGTCATCTGCACTATTACCGTTGCCATGATTGCTGGCCTGTTCGTGTCGAACGAAGTCATCGACAACAAGGATGTGTTCGGCTTGCTGTCATACGTCATGACCTCGGTTGTCGGCGCTGTGGCTGGCTCCTACGCCACGCTGATGGGCATGAAGGGCGAACTGGTCCCACCGCCACCGGAAGACCGCAACGACCCTGAGCCAGAAGAGCCTGCGCCAGCACCACTGCCGCCGCTCGACCTGACACCAGAGATGCAGCCTGAAGCACCAAAAACATACGACAATCCGCAGGCCACAGTCTTTATCGACGAGCCTGAAGACGACGATGATGACGATGACATGGAGCCTTGGGAGAAGTATCGCAACGATATGCGCTATGATGCGAACGGTGACGGCGTGGTGGACGAGAATGACTTTCCAGATTGGCGGAGTGCAGGGAAATGAGCCTTATAAACCTACAAGATAAATGTGGATGCCATCCAGATGGCGCGTTTGGTCCGGGGACGCTGAAGGCCGCCTGCGCGCACTTCAAGCTGAACAAAAACCGCGCCGCACATTTCTTCGCTCAGACGGCGCATGAAAGCGGCAATTTCAAAGCGTTCAGTGAGAACCTGAACTATGGCGCAAAGGGTTTGCGCGGCATCTTTGGGAAGTATTTTCCCACGGATGCTATGGCCCGTGCTTATGAACGCCAGCCGCAAAAGATCGCCAATCGCGTCTACGCCAACCGTATGGGCAACGGCGATGAAGCGTCAGGCGAGGGCTGGAAATACCGGGGCAGGGGTCCGCTCCAACTCACCGGGAAGAACAACTACCGCGCATTCGGCAAGTACATCGGGCGCGAACAGGAGGTGTTAGACAACCCAGACATCGTCGCTAACGAACTCGGCTTCGAAAGCGCGTTGTGGTTCTTTGACGCAAACAAGCTGTGGTCGATCTGCGATCAGGGCATCAACGACGCTGCCATTCTGCAACTCACCAAGCGGATCAACGGGGGCACACACGGCCTCGACGACCGCAAAGCCAAGACCAAGAAATACGCTGCTTGGTTATAAGGAGAACGACAATGCTTAATTTGAAGAAACTAATCCAGAAGGAAGCCGAGAAGGCAATCCTCAAGAAAACTGTAGGCAAAATCCTGCCTATGGACGGCGCAGAGAAGCCCGCCCTCGGCCCCAAGGCTAAGTTGGCTGGTGGTCTGGCGGCTCTCGGAGCGTTTTTCGCTCTGCTTGCGCAGTTCCTCGCTGGGTAAACAATATCTTCGACAGTCGCGGCGAAGGCTGTTATTATGCGCTAAATCTGATATAGGGGCACGTTATGGCCACTGCGATGACATTCACGACGTTGAAACAAGACGTGCAGCGCTACCTTGAGCGCGGCAATACGCTTGCGTCCGACCCGATTGTCTTTGAGCAAATCCCACGTTTAATCAACCTCGCCGAGCGTCGCATCGCCCGTGAGCTTAAAGTCGAGGGCTTCATCAACGTCGTGACTGGCACGCTCTCTGCGGGCCAGTCCGTCTACCCCAAGCCTGATCGCTGGCGCGACACGGTGTCGATTAACATCGGCACTGGCACAACAGGAAACGACCGCAAAATCCTGTTCTCCCGCGTCTATGAATATCTGCGGTCCTATTGGCCGAACGCGTTGGAGACGGACACGCCCATCTTCTACAGCGACTATGACTACAGCCACTGGCTGCTTGCGCCGACACCCGACGCAGCATACCCATTCGAAATCCTGTATTACGAACTGCCGCCATTGCTCGACGAGAGCGTGCAGACGAACTGGATCACCGAATACGCCCCGCAGCTCTTGCTCTACGGCACGCTGGTTGAAGCGACGCCGTTCCTCAAGAACGACGAACGCATCCCAGTTTGGCAGAGCATGTACGATCGCGCGGCGGCAATGTTGAACGGCGAAGACCTCGCCAAAATCCTAGACCGATCCGCCGTGCGCAAGGAGGCGTAATAATGTCCACGTCATTCACTCAAGTCTTCGGCGGTACGACGATATACCCCTCAGACGTATCGTACCTCCCGCTTGCGCTGACCAGCGACATCGTCCTTGAGTGGCCGCTTGAGGCCACCACCGGCAACAACGTCGTCGCGCGCATCATCGACGTCACGCCAACCGGCCCCTACACGATAACTTTACCTGACGCGATGTCAGTCGGCGTCGGCCAGACAATCCTGTTCAACAACCTCGGCCCAGACACCATCACCGTCGACAACGCCGCCGGTAACGCGATCCTGAGCATCGGCGCAGGTGAGCAGTGGCAGTGCTACCTCATCAGCAACACCACCGTAGGCGGTGTCTGGCGCACGTTCCGCTACGGCGCTGCCGTGGCGCAGGCCCAAGCCGCAGCGCTGGCTGGCGCTGGTCTGATCGCGACTGGGTCGACCCTCGCGCAGAATTACGAGGTCGTTGACTTCTCCATTACGCCGTACACTCTCACGGCCCCTGATCGCGCCAAGATTTTTGTCTGGACTGGCGGCCTCGGCACGCTCAACTTGCCGACTGCCGTGGCGGCTGGCGACGGCTGGTTTGTGCAGGTCCGCAACGGCGGGCAGGGCGACTTGACTATCGACCCGTCTGGCTCTGAGCTTATCAACGCGGCAGCCACACTGCGCTTGCAGCCGGGCGACAGCGCCGTGGTCGTAAGCGACGGCATCCAGTGGTACACCATCGGCCTCGGCCAGCAGGCGGTCTTCGCCTTCGACTACACGACCATCGCCGTCACTGGCGGCACGTACACGCTTGCTGGCTCTGAGCTTAACCGTATCGCGTATAAGTTCACAGGCACGCTGACTTCCAACGTCAACATCGTTGTGCCCGCGACGGTGCAGCAATACTGGGTGAACAACGCCACGACTGGCGCGTTCACGCTCGGCATCAAGACTGCCAGCGGCGCAGCCACATTGGTCACTCAGGGCGCGACAGGTATCCTGTACTGCGACGGCACGGACATCATCTCGGCCACCACGTCAGCAGCCTTTGCGGGTATTGTTCCTGTTGTCCAAGGCGGCACCGGAGCGACCAACGCACCGTCGGCCCTGACCAACCTCGGCGGCACAGGCATCGGCACGGCGGTCTTTACGGCTACCACAACGGCGGCGGCGCGCTCCGCCATCGCGGCGGCGGCCTCTGGCGCTAACTCTGACATCACATCGTTGTCTGGCCTCACGACGCCACTGAGCGTTGCGCAGGGTGGCACGAACGCCACGACGGCTGGCGCGGCGCGCACGAGCCTTGGCGCAGCCGCATCAGGCAGCAACGCGGACATCACTGCGCTGACCAACGCGGCAGGCATCCAGATCGGCGCGCCTACCGCCGGAGCGCAGGGTGCGGGCACGATCAACGCCACGGGCCTCTTCATCAACGGCGTGGGCGTCGGCACGGGTTCAGGCTCGGTGACCAGCGTCGCGGCGACCGTGCCGTCGTTCCTGTCCGTAACCGGCTCGCCGATCACGACGTCGGGCACGCTGGCAATCTCGCTGTCGGGCACTGCGCTCCCTGTCGCCAACGGCGGCACAGGCCAGACCACGTACACCGACGGGCAGTTGCTCATCGGTAACAGCACAGGCAACACGCTCACGAAGGCGACCCTGACGGCTGGGTCGGGCATCAGCATCACAAACAGTGCCGGGGGTATCACCATCACGTCTACCGCTGGCGGCGGTACAGTTACCTCAGTGGCCGCGTCGGGCGGTACAACCGGTCTATCTTTTACCGGTTCGCCCATCACCACCTCCGGCACACTGACACTCGCGGGCACGCTCGCGATAGCGTCTGGGGGCACTGGCGCGACCAGTGCCTCCGGCGCGAGACTTACCCTCAGCGCGGCTGGCTCTGGCGCGAACTCCGACATCACGTCACTGACAGGCTTGACCACCGCACTCAGCGTGGGACAAGGCGGTACCGGCGTCGCGACTGCCCCGTCAAACGGCCAGCTCCTGATCGGCAACGGCACAGG